TGTCTTTGATTGTTTATAATTTAAGAAAGAAAACAGTTCTTAAACCGCGTCGGAGGCGGCGAAAAAATTACCAGATAACTGGTAGATAACTTTTGTAATGGTTATAGAAAACAAAATTTTTCCTTTTTTTCTTCTTTTTGTGGGATTTTGTTTTGTTTTATAACATATTGGGGAATTAATGGAAAAAAGTGATGGGCTTTTTTTCTCCTTTTTTTTGGATGGATGTGGGGTTTTTCCTAGAGTTTTTAATCACCTATTGTCTCTACCATTTTTCCATTTTTTTCAGGGGAGAAAAACCTATATAATCCCTATTTTTTCCTCTTTTTTTCCCATATTTTTTTTAAAAATTTAAACAAAATTTGTGAGGTGTTTTATCTGTGTATTGAGTTAATGAATTTTGAGTTGAAAGGCCATGAGATGGAGGTGATTGTTTTAAATGATGAACCGTGGTTTAACTTCTTTGATGTTGGAGAAGCCCTGGGAATGTCAATACAAGAAATTGAAGATGTTCTTGAATCCGTGGATAGTCGATATGAGAGGGTGATAAGAAATGAATGAGTTGAAAATTTTTGAAAATGAAGAATTTGGTAAATTAAGCATACTCCAAAGCGAAGAGCATGGAATATTATTTATTGGAAATGAAGTTGCTGAACTGGTCGGATACAATAATCCTAGAGACGCTATTCGTAGATTAGACAATGATTACAAAGTTAAACTAAACTATGAGGAAGCAAAAGACTTACTTGTCGCGTCCAATTTTTTGGACGCGGACTTAAATTCCAGTGGTTTAACCTTAATTATCGAACCAGGCTTTTATAAACTTGCATTGGGAAAAAATAAGGAATTTGAAAAATGGGTTACCATGGATATTTTACCATCTATTCGTAAAACTGGTATGTATGGAGTTCAGCGCGATCCTGTAGTTGAAAAGATGGTAGGTGATTTCTTAAATAGTTATGAGTCTATTACTGGTTTGAAACGTGAAGAAATACCCATACAACAGAATCAAAGTGAACGAGCCAAACTCGCAAATCTAATAAATGATATATCCAAACGCGAACAAATCGGAACAAATGCATTGTATGATCGATTATATTATGCCTATGCTTCAGAATTCGGAGTACTCATACCAGAACTAGCAGAAAAAAACCAAGTTAAAACAAGTTATTATCTGCGTAAACATGCGTTGTTGGCTGCGAATATTTATCATTTTGCTTTGAATTATTTTTTCCAAGGAAAAAATATCGTCGAACTCATAAGACCACCAGATCAAACCACACTGGGAGAATTCAACACAAAAAACAACTAAAAATCCCTTTATTTTTTTGGAAGAAAAAAAGGAGGATATGATTAGGATTGTTTTATACTGTCTTTGAAAATATTTTCAATTTTTTGTATTTTGTTCATAAGTTCTTCTTGCATTATGTGAACTTCGTTCGTGACTGCTTCTTTAATTTCATTCATGATTCTTTCACTGTTATCTTCTCTAAGACCACGAACCTCTGTAACTAATTCGGTGTGATTTTGATCCATTTTATTAAATCCTTCCTGCATATTTTCATTCATTTTTTCGAGTAGGTTAGATATTTTTTCCAGATGTTCGATGCCGTCGTCGAGTCTTGCGTCTGTTTCATTGGGTCCTACTATTTTGTCGAAGTCTGTGTAATCTTGTGGCGTGTCAAAGTATCTGTATTCTAGAGTTTCAACTTTTATTAGTTTGTCTTGGATTTTGGCACCATCAATAAATGTTTTTAGTGCAGCTTCACTGCCTTGTCCTGCAATTTCCACGCCATTATCGGGTAAATTTTTAATATAACCTTTAATACCTAAATATTCTGCAAATGCTACTATTTTAGCACGATAACCAACTTTCTGAACACGACCAGTGACATGAATTACTACAGTTTTCATAATTTTTTCCCCATTTTTCTTACTAAATGCTTTTTATGTTTTTAATTTTATTTATATCCTTTTCCATGAATTTTTATATCCAATTTACAGGGAGGGAAAAATAGTCTATGAAGGTTATAAAAGCGGGTTTAGCACCATTAATCATTAAAAGTGTTTCACGGGATGATATTATTCCGGATCGTGTGTTAACTTCGGATGTGGATAGTTATAGTGATGTTATTCCACCAATATTTGACAATAATGCCTTAAAAGAGCTAAGGTATTGTAGTATTTTTCATACTAAATGTTTAAAAGCTAAGGCTGTGGATGTCACACGAAATGGATGGCTAGCAGTTAGTAAAACAGACAATGCAGACGAAACCAATAAAAAGTTGTTAGAATCTGTCTTTAATGATTATAATACAGTAGAAGCTTTGTATCGTGTTATGTTAGATTATTATACTTATACACATGCAGCTATGGAGGTATTAGTTAATAAAAATGGTGAATTCAGGGGATTTAAACATATACGCGCCCCTACGATTCAAATAATGAAAGGAGGGGAATGTGCGGTGCAGCGTGTGGGATCAGAAACCGTATACTATAAAATCCGCGGAAATAGTCGTGAAGAAGATTTAAACTACAAAACCGGTGCTTGGGGTGAGTGGGATCCTGATGAATGTGCAACCGAAATCATCTGGCTAAACGGCCATAGCAGCGACAGTGACTACTACCATGAACCTGACTATTTGCCTGCTATAACCACAATACTAAGCGAAGAATATTTGCGAGAATATAATAACAATGGATTCATCACTAATGGTGTTCCGAATTATTTAATTACTATTATTGGTGATTTTGACGAAGAACAAGACCCTACAAGTGGTAAGACTTTTTATGATGATTTAGAAGAAGGATTCCAATCCTTACAGAACACTCCTGGCACTGCTATTGTGGTTCCTATTAAAACCAGTGATCCATCTGCTAATATTAAGTTAAATGTGGAGAAAATCAGCGACGAACTCAAAGAAGCAAGCTTCCAAGACCTACGCGAATCCAACATGAACGAAATACTAGCAGCACACGAAATACCACCACAAAGAATCGGCATCAACCCCACAGGACCACTAAGCGGCAACATAAGTGTGGAGATTAACCAACAATATGCTAATAAAGTCATAAACCCCGATCAAAACATGTTAGAGACCATAATCAACAAAAAAATAATAGAGGAGATTATGGACATATCAGATTATATGATACAGGCGCGTCGTTTAGATGTGCGTGATTTAAAAACAGAGTTTAATATTGGTGTGGAAGCGGTTCAAAATGGTGCAATCAAACCTTTAGAACTACGACAACTTATAACCGACCTATTCAAACTCGACAACAAACCCCAAGGACAAGATATAACAATATACCATCCAGAACTAGACCAATTCTATAACAACCACGGCGAACCCTTAGACGAATACAAAAACACCGGAGGAGGCTAAATTATGGTTATACAAAGATTAATATCCATACCACCACTTGTGGCATGGATCAAAGACCCAAAAAACATAAGACACCATGCTATTATCTCTAAAAACCTAGATATCCAACCCATAATAAAAGCATTAGAACAAAACAAAAAAGTCGAATGCGAAGTAAAATACAAAAACAAACAAGCCATCATAACACAATTCCACATAAAAACACCAAAACATAAAAACAGAACTAAAAAAGAAGCTAAAATACTAGAAGAACAAAAAGAAGAATACTTACTCGGCGGAGATTACTAAAAAGGAGTTTTGGGGAAGGAAATGAGAGGGGGAGTTGATAATAGAGTATTATAAATGCCTTTTAAATAGTTTTTGATGGACAGGGATTAAAATGTCCTAATAGAGGTTGAAATGGAATGGATTTTCCATTTAAATTATATCTACGATATTGTCTAATAATAAATAGACATTTTTTTTCTCTTCATCAGCTGTTTTCTCATTTTCCTTCCCATTTCTTATGTTTACTTCTTTTTACTTTATAAACTCTTTCTAAGGATGGTGATTATTTTTTTATGTCTAAAGTTAATCGTAAACAACTGTTGGAAAGGCGTTTGAATCGTAAATTACTGGCCATTGTAACTCAAATATCTCAAAAACTAAGAAAAAACCCACCATATAATCCTAGGGAGTATGATGTGGTGATACAAGAAGCTTATAAAGAGTATATACGGGCTGTTTTACGTTTAGGTGAGCAGGAAATTATTAGACATCCGCATGTAGAGCTTACTGAGTCTGTTATTGGTGTGAATAAGTTGGAACGTATTATCCAAGAGCGTTCTTTCCGTGCAAGCCAAGCTACTTTAAATCATTTACATGGTGAAGTAATGCCACGCATACAAAAGGGAATAAAAGAAGGACAATCGCTGGGTAAGACTAGTAAATTGTTAGAAAAGGAGTTTAGGGATATGTCTCGTGGTGGGTTAATGCGTATTAGTCGTACAGAAACACAAGGCGTATATAATAATAGTAAAATGGAAACCATGCAAAGTAGCCAAGTGGTTGAATATAAAAAATGGGTAGCATCAGGCTTAGATAATATGCGAGAATCACACGCAGAACTAGACGGCGAAACCATACCCCTAGACGAACCCTTCAGTAACGGTTTAATGTATCCAGGCGACGAAACCGGACCACCGGAAGAAGTCATAAACTGCGCCTGCACACTCGTACCAGTAATAAAGAGTCCGAGTAGGGAATTAGAGGAGGAATGATAACACTTGACTGATAAATTATATCTTACAGGACCTGTACTAAGTCCAGGTATGATAGGACGACCCAATATTGGACAAGTAGACAGACCACTCACAGCAGAGGAGATTCAACGTGCTGCATATCACTTTTTACCAGAATCACGCATCATAGACATACAACACAACTTCAAACCACAAGCCACCGTAGTAGAATCCCACATCACCAGCGAACACTTCACATTCAACAATAACAATTACAAACCCGGCACATGGTTCCTAACAGTCAAAGTAACCGACCCCAAGATTATTGATGCCATAAAAAAAGGCCAACTAACAGGCTTTAGCGTATCTGCATTCGAAGAAAAACAAATACCAGACCTACTCAGAAACACATCACATATAGCTAAGAGCATGTTTAGTGATGTAGGCGAAAGTGAATGGTTGGCTTTAACTGTGAGTATTGTGGATGTTCCATTTTATCCAGAAATGATATTTAAAATATTCACAGAACAAGAATTCATCAAAAAACAATTAAAAAATAAATCAGAGGTGTATAAAATGGAAGAAAAAGAAAAAAACAATCCATACGAACTAATAAAAGAATTAGTACAACAACTAATAACTAAAAACAAAAAAGAAACAGAAAATAAAGAAATATCTAATTTAAAAGATAAAACCGTCCAAATAGAAAAAGAAAATGAAGCCATGCTTAAAAAACTAGAAAACATCGAAAACACTCTGAAAATAATAAACAAAACCACAGAAGAAAACAATAGCAATAGTAAGGAGGATGGCGGCTCTACAGTTCGCACTTCTGTTATTAAACATGCAAGTAGCTTAATAGAAGATGGTAAAGTAGAAACTGGAGAATGGGATGACAGCAATGCCACCATAGACGATTATAAAGAACTTGCCGCCATGATAGACAATAGCAAAGATCCAGAAACAAAAAACGCCTACAGCTATCTACTCGGAAAAAACAGTAAAATCTACAGCAAAGCCGTATCCAGTGCACTTAGCTATGCTAACGGAGCAAGAGGAAACAAAAACGTACCTGAACTCGTAAAAGCATTACAACCACTTTCAGAACAACTACAAAAAGACAAAGAAGGCACAGTAGAGAAAAGTGGTGATGGGGATGGTGTGATTAGTAAGTCTTTGTCTGTGGATAAGGTGGATCCTGAGTTAAAATCCTGGTATGCACGTTTAGGTCGTGACAGTTACGGACGTAAAATCAACCAATAAAATCAAAACATAAAAGTATAGGAGAGTGATTATTTTATGGTAAAAAATATAAATGACATACTAAGAAATCATATAAGACAACATGGAGTCTTTAAATTTGTAGATATCGGAGAAGGAAAAGGCAAACTCAACGACAGCATACTACCCGTCGAAAAAGAAAACGACTTTATACAAGCCATGCAAAAAGCAACCACACTACTAGACGCATCCAGATACATAGCACTAAAAAGCCCAAAACATGACATAGACCGAGTAGACTATGAAATAGAACTTGAAAGCGGCAGCCGAAATCAAACCACTGGCGAAATACATCTAAAAGATCAGGACCCAGATTTTAAATTAAATGAATTATCTGTAGAGAAGTTCATGGCTAAGATGCGTATCACAACCGAAGCCATAGAAGACAACTTCAAACAAAAAACACTAGTACAGATGCTAACAGACATGTTCGGACGAAGCGCCGGCCGAAGCTTTGAAAGAATATGCATATATGGTAATACAAAATTACCAGCTGTACCCGAAATACCCACCGGCTACAGGCAAATAAACGGTTGGATACAAAAAAAAGACGATGACAAAATATCCTATACTGATGAAAAGATAACAGACATACTAAGAATCATGTATGATACACTGGATCCCTCATATTTAGATCAAGCCAAGTTTTATGTGCCTACTAGTCGTGTATCTGAATATAGGCGTGCATTACAAAAAAGACAAACCAGCCTCGGAGATACTAGTATTACAAGTAAAGGTGAATTATTATTTGAAGGAATACCAGTTGTGCCTGTTCCAGCCTTAGATTATCCACTACGTAATCCTGTGTTCCGTGATAAGATTTCAGATGAAACAATGTTTTTGGGGCGGCCTACTAATTTTGTGCATGGTCTATTACGTCAAATTACAATTAAATCTGCTGAGGATATAGAGAGTGATCTTGTTAAATTTGTGCTAAGTTTACGTGGAGACTGCCACTTCGAAGATGAAACCAAGACCATAATGGCACAACACACCAAGACAAAACCTGAACCACCTAAAAAATGAAAAATAGGCGGGTGAGGTTTTTTTTATGTTTAGTTTAAAAG